AGATACAGCAGATGGTAGTCCAGCAGAACTTAGTACAACTAAATCACCATTGAAAATTGCAGCGGAGTTATTAGCTTTTACATGGTAATGTCTAATAGCACCGCCATTATAGGGCGCACCACCAATCATATTGGTAGGTTTTAACCCAAAAGGGGAAGCAGTAGCTGCCATTTTTATCTCCTAATTAAAATTATTTACCTTTACCAAAAGACACCGAAGATTTATGTTCTTTAAATAGTGGCGCTCTTGGATCACTTTGTCTCATAAGATTATTGTCCACAGACTCCATTTGTTGGTTAGCCTTGTCTAAATAATACTTAGTACGTTGTTCAACAAGCTCTTCGGGAATTTTACAAAGAACTAAACCACCTATTTCTATACAACCGGGGTATTTAGAATTAGCGTCAGATACTATTTGTATATGAGGCTGTTCTTCAGCTTTAACCATTTCATAACCTTCTCTAAGAGCCATAGATATATTTCTAGGATCAGGTTCGTTCAAAGTGGATATACGTTTCCAATGGTATTTCCACCCATCAAGTGGTTTAACTTCCGGTAATGAAGAAGGAGGGGCCCAAGTTTTTGGTCTTTCCTTTGAAGCTCTGTTTTGTAATTCACGAGATAATCTGTTTTCAGCCATTTCTATTCTCCAATTTTATCATTTCTTTAGCGTATTGCTCTGGTGACAAACCTAACTTTTTCGCCAAGGCTACTTGTGACGTTGTCATTCGTATCTTCTTTGAAGAAGTTGTTCGTGTTACTGGAGCAACTATTGCTGCAGGTTTTGATTTAGTAGGTTCTTTCGTTTCTACTTCTTTATCGTCGAAATGTTCTGGAAACCTCTTTCTCATGGTTTCATTAATTCGTTCATAATATTCGTCTGTTGTTGCGTAAGAGCCGCCGTTTTGCCTTACCAACTTTTCGTGTAAACCTAACGCAAGGCTAGTCATTTCTTCGTCTTGACCGAACCAATTATTTTGCCTCTGCCATTCCACAGCTTTTGCGTCAGGTGGTAAAGCAGCAGGTGTTTCTTTTGTATCTTCTTTTTTTACAGTATTTTCTTTATTCTGTAAAGAGGTTTTATACTGATTTACTTTTTCTTTCTTATAAGTAGCTTCACTGATTTTTTGTTGAGCCTCTGTTATCTTGTCAGTGTCACCATCATCGTGAGCTGTTTTATAAGCTTGTTTAGCAGCTAATAGTTCATAATCAGCAGCAGACTCAATAGCTTTCAAGTATTCTGTTTGATTATTTTCAGAGTTAGCTTTTAGCTGTTTATTTTCTTCTCTTAGTCTTTGAGCTGCTTTTATAGCTTCTTGATTCTCTCTTGCTATCCGCTCTTTTTCACGACGTTCATCATGCCAAACTTTTTTAAGCTGGTAGATTTTATCTTTTACTTTGTCATCATAATCATCAAGTTCATCAGATTCTAATTTTTGAACCAACTCTTTAGGTAAGTTTTTTCTATTTTTATCTGGTTCAGGAGTATCGTCTTCAATCTCTATTTCAACATCAGACGTTTTTTGTTCTACTTCTTTATCCTCTACCCCAGCTTCAGGTTTTTTTACATCTTCTTCGTTTAATAAAGTTTGCTCTTCAGCCATTCTTATCTCCTATGCTCGTGATATTCCTCGTGGATCTTGAACTACTGCCTCCACGCTGTCGTCGTTAATTAACCTAAATTCTTTGCCGTGTATTTTTACTCTAGTTCCTGAGTTCGGTCGAGCTAAAATAAAATCCCCTACTTTACACCAAGGACCGCTTGGAAATCTGCTTTTATCTTTGTAACAATCAGCTCCAAGTTTTACTACAAAAAATACAGTGCTAAGAACTTCTTCAAAATGCTTCGTAGTATCAGATTTTAATAAACCACTATCATATTTTTCTTCGGCATCAGGCACAGTACATAGTATGTGATACCCAGAAGGTTCTGGTAGTTGTTTAGCTTTTTCTTCGTTTTCAGTTGTCATCCTCGTATTCACCCTTTTCTTTTGCTTCTTGTAGACCTTCTATATAATTAATTGCGGTGGCAAGGCCCTTAACCGTCCCACAAAACTTTTGATACTCGTCATAAGATTTAGCCGATCCGTAAGCTAATTCTAATTGAACCACATCTATCTCATTTTGTAATTTATCTTTTATTATCTCTAACTCGTCCATTAATGAGTCGCCTCCTCTTTATCTTTTGGTAAATACACATCCACGTGAACACCACAATGAGGACACGATAAATTTGTCACCATACTATATTCATCATCTTCATCATCTATGTCATGATCTCCGATCCATATCAACATGGTTTTACAGTGCCAACAGTTCATTTTACTCTTTAGGTTCCTCTGTAGGTGTTGGTGGTTGTTGTGTAGATTGCTCATCTGGTTGACTTATAGCCTGTTGTATTAAACTTTGAGCTATCGCATTGTCAGCTTGATTCTCTGCTTTTTGATCATCTACCATAGCTTTTATCATCTGGCTAGATTGTTTTTCTTCTAGTTTAGCATCATCTGTGGCTGCCTTTGCCAGTGTATTAAGTTGTGCTTGACGTTCCTGAGAAGCAATTCTTTCTTGCTCCACAGCAATCTGAGCTTGTTTAACAGCAATATCTGCCTGATCTTTTTGAGCTTTACGCATAGCATCTTGAGCTTTAAGTTGTAGCTCTTGTTGCTGCATCTGAATAATAGGATCTTGCGCTTTTTGCTGTGCTTTTTGTTGAGCGATTTGTGCCATATTGTTTTGAGACAATTGACTGGAAGCTTGAGCTATAAGTCGAGACACCTCTAATTCCATATCCTCTGGTAAATCTGAATCTGGTTTTGGTAAAGGAGCGCCGACTCGTTTTTGAATATCCATACTATATTTGAACCCAAGATGCTCTGCAATATGCGCCTGTAGATTTGTTGCTATGAGTTTAGCTTTAGGGTTCTGAGCAAGAAGTTGTCCTACGATAGGATCATTTAAAAAATTCATGTGTGACTGTATATGTGCATCATGGTCCTGATACATAAATGCCTTCATAGGCTTGACCTTTAATGCGTTCATATTCTCTGTCAAAGGATCTTTTGGTTTTTGATCTTCTTCTAAAGGTACAAGCTTTGCAGCATCTTTAATTCCTAATACATCTAACATCTGTCTATGTAGTCTAGGTAAGTCATATATTTGAGGAGCGGCTTGCGCCATTTGCATGACTGCCTGATACTGCACCACCTTTTGGGCCATTGTTGAAGAGTTAGGATCAGATACAGGTAAAACTTCTACCATATCGTAATCTGATTTTTTTACCGCAGGTGAAGCGGTCTCTGGCTTATAATTATATTCCTCTGGTGTGTAGTCTCGAATTATGTCTTTAAGTAATTTAAACTCCTGACGCATAGAGTAGTGAACTCTAGCCTGTACAGCAGACATAACTTTTAACGCTCTTTCCAATATAGCTAATGTAGTGCCTACAGGACTTTGCGCTGACATATCAGATATTTTCAAATCTGCTGCGCTGGCGAATCTTCTGCCTTCATCAACTATTGTGCCTAATAAAGTGTATAACACCTGACTTGGCTCTTTATATGGGAGTGGCATTATGTTGTCTTTTATAGAACCACTCGGTACATCTACATCTCTAAACTCTGCCGGACTAATCGGTGTATCATCACCTTTTACTCGTAGTCCTTTAGTCTTAAACCCACCGGGTAAGTTAGACAGTGTACCTGCATCAACAAGTTGTCGTATGAGCGAAGTACCCGATTTAGCAAAAGCTCCTACTAAATGTATTAAACCAAAACAATAAAAACCAAATCCGGGAACATAGCCATAATGTACGAAATGATTTCTTTTGGCTTTCTTTTCATCTTCCGGTTGATAGTTCCTTCGTATGGCAAGAATCTCTCCTGTGCTTTTTTCAATAGTAACGACATATGGTAGAGCTATGCCTGTTTCTTTTCCATTCTTATCTTTATCCTCATATCCGGGTAAATCTAAATCTACGTGCATTTCTAAGATTTTGTATCGGTCATCATAAGAAGCAGAAAGTCCCATCTTTTCTGCAATCTTTTTTTCAACATCATCTAAATACCCAGACTCACTATCTCCTAAATCAATGTCTCTATAAAACTCAGATACTTGTAGTTTTTTTAAATCATTTGAGGACTTACGCATCACGTGAGTTACCCGCTCTGCTGTCTCTAGGTCCGATGCGCCATATGGTACAACAATATCTTCTGCTGGTATAAAGATAGAAACCTGTCTTTCTAAACTAGGGTCATAGTAAACTTTCTTAAACGCATTACCAGATAAGCCAAGACCCCATAACATTCTTTCATGCTCTGGTCTATACTCAACCATCTTTTCAGTAAGCTGATAGTTCATATCAGCTTTTACTCTGTTTGCTGCTTCTTTTTTCTCTGTAGTTTGCTCACCTATAATCTGTGTCTTAACTGGTCCTCTAGCAGGAAAAGTCTCCATGATTGTTTCTGATTGAAACTTTACAAGCGCTTCTGTTAATAGTGGATGATGTACACCACAAGCTCCGGGCCAAGGCTCAGTTCTTTCTTCCATCTTTAAACCTAGTAAATCAAGGCCGTCTACATAAGTCTGCATCCAGTCTTTTCTACTAGCTAAGTCATCTTCATAATCACTAAGAAGATCCGTAGCTATATTCTGTAAATCTTCTTCACCCATATCTTCTGCAAGGTTTGCGTTAAAATCGTCAGAGCTTTCTGCATCTGGATCTATAACTATCTCCATATCTCCGATACCAACCGTGACTTTTTCCGGGTCTTCGATTTCTATTTCTATATCAGGCTCTCCCATAACTTGACTTAAGTCTGTGGGTTCCATTGGTTTTTCCATATTATTAATTGCCATTTTTTATCCTTAGTAGTAAGGCTCTCTTCGCCCTCTATAAATTGGTGCTTCATCTTCTTCATCAAGAAGAGTACGTATAAATCCACCTTTCCTAAACCTTATCATCGCCAAAGAAGTAGAGTCCACATAGTCATCATGCTCTCCTGCAGGAAAACTTGCTACTTCATCTACAACTTCTTCAGCCCAGTTTGTATTAGGTATCCACACTCTGCCCGAAGCAAATAAGTCTGAAACTGCGTTTAATCGTGATATTTTGTCGTTCCCTTTACTAGGGGTAAACTCTTGCACAGGCACTCCCATAGCTCTCATCTCGTATATTAGCGGAGCGCCTGATGCTTTCTTCTCTATTATTATAGAATCTGGCTCCCAATCCGTATACTCTTCTAAAGCAACTTTTTTTAACTCTGGAAACTCCATTCTTTTGCGAAACGCATTAAGTAACATAATCTGAGCCTGAGATACGCCCGTGTCATCTTCTTTATAAAAGACTCCCCACGTGGTACAAGCAGAATAATCCGCCCGATTATTCTTTTCAAACGCCGTATCCCAAGATTGTAGGACAAATTCACATATTGGAGGGTCTTCTTTCTCCCAAATCTGCCACCATTCACGTTTTACAATGGCTGAACCCTCAGATGTGGGGTTTTGTTGGTACTGAGCCATCCATTTTGAGTTCGGTAGCTCCTCTTTTAGTGCATTTAGCTCAATCATGGGCCAAAATTGGGGCCAAAGTGGGTTACCGCTAGGTAAAATAGCAGGAAATTCTATAATTTTCCAATCTTCGCCACCTCTTTGTGCCGCTGCACGCATAACTTGACCTGTCAAGTCTCTTTTTGACCACCTTGTCATAACAATTACAATCGCTCCACCCGGTTGTAAACGCTGTCGAGGACCAGATGTGTACCATTCGTAGGTCTTATCGTATATTTCAGGGTTTATTTCGGCTTGGGCGGCTTCTTGCTCCGAATGAGGGTCGTCAATAATGAGGACATCCGCACCTTTACCCGTAACAGCACCTCCAACACCGATAGCAAAGTAGTCCCCTCCTTTATTGGTAGCCCAACGCCCAGCCGCCTTTGAGTCAGCTTGGAGTCCAACGTCTGGAAATATGTTTTTATACGCTTCAGAATCAACAAGATTTCGTACCTTTCTACCAAACCCCACCGCAAGTTCTGCAGTGTGGGATGTTTGAATTACTTTTTTCTCTGGGTATTTACCTAAAAACCACGCTGGTAGCAAATAAGACGCAAATTCACTTTTTGTATGTCGTGGCGGCATATTTATTATAAGTCTTTTTATCTCTCCACGAGCCACTTTTTCAAACGCTCGTGCCATCCTTCTATGATGAGCACCATAAATAAAATTAGGCCAG